AATAGTTCTTACATTAGCAATAGGAAAAGTTCCTAAATTCTTTTCCCTAAAAAATAATTTTTTTTATGGTAACACTTTAAAAAATCTTTTTTCGGCAGCCAGAGCTTAATTTTCAATTATGGTCACAAAACTTTTTTTTTGCACAAGTTCTTTGCCATATTTCATTTTTGGACATTTATTTTTGTCCATTTTTCAAAATCGGAAAATACTTTTGGGAATTTTTTTTCATTTTTTAGAATATAAATTCTCTAACCTACTTAAAGAAACAATATACTTTTTTGTATTTCAAATACCGATTATAGAGTAGTCTGTAAATTTGTATATGATTTGTATAAAAAAAATTATTTTATTTAGTTATATTTTTAAAAATACTAATAATATTTTTATATTATAAGTATGAGTACAATTCCTGATAATTTATCTATTACTATAAATACCAATATTCCAGGAAGTGAAACGATTCGCTATAAACCAAGCATGACCGACACTAAAACGCAAAGCACAAAGGTGTATTTTAATCCATTAATAAAATTAAAACAACCTGCAAAAGCAAAACAGTTTTTTTCTAGAGGAGATTTTCAAACATTATTAAGTAATTCTTCAGGAACAAGAAATATTACTTTGAGTGACGCCAAACAACAAGGTATTATAGATAACAATATTCAAGTTACAATAGACAGTCTGTTTCCAAGAGAAAGTATTATTTATATTTATTCACAACCGTATACTATTATTGATACTGACTGGACAAAAGGAAATTGGAAAATTGGAAACATGTATGGAAATACTTATCAACCAACATCGCAAACATCGCAAAGTCCATCTAGACAAGGACGGGGGCAAGGGCATGGGCAAGGACAAGGACAAGGGCAAGGACAAGGACAGGGACAAGGACAAGGATTCCTGAATGAAACACTAGCGAATATTAAAGGATCTGATTTTATTCCTACCGCAATATACAAAGGAGTAAAAAATGGTTACGTTTATCAAGAAGGAACACTAGGAAATGGATATTATAAAATATTTATTCCCAATATACAAAGCGCATCTTCAAACAAAGATTATGTTTATATGAAAGATGGGTATAAAGGACCGGGATATTATATTAAAAAAATTTACAGACAATTTAACGTGCCTTCTCATTTAAATAATAATGTAAAAACGTTGTCAGATGTTGATTCTTTAGTATACAAAAAATTATCTGGCGATTACTATAATATAGACCAAAACGCAGTTAATACAATAAATAAAGAACCGAACATAAAACAATTGGATAACTATAGAAAAAAAATAAAAAATCCGGATGGATTATATTTAACCGAATTTATTGCATCAGAAAATTATACTACTCCAAAAGAAGGTTTTGTATTTCAAGATGGACCACAAGGAAAAGGATATTATATCAAATATATTCCATGGAAACAAGATGACCGAACTAATTTAGATAATTATATTTTTATTAAAAATGGATTTAATGGCAATCCAGGTTATTACATAAAACAAATTATTAAAGGAAATGATTTAACAGCGAGAGAGAAACAAAATTATCAAGATTATGGTAATAAATACATTATACAAACAAATGTAACGCCTGGTTCTGGTGTCAGTCAGGTCCCTAGTTCTGGAACAGGGCAAAACGGTGATTCTATACCAGCAGGTAACCCAAACACACCAAACACACCAAACACGCCGAATTCTCCTGTCGGGGGTACAAGAAAACTAACCAGAAACAAAGGAGGAACTAGGAAATATGTAAGCCAAAATTATTATAATTCGTATAACCCTAGATACACTAATTACCCTAGATACACTAATTACCCTAGATACACTAATTACCCTAGATACACTAATTACTCTAATTATTCATCAAATAAAAACACCAACGATACTTATGTAACTATCAAGATGCATTTAGAAAAAGGTGCAAATCTTTCCAAAGAACAATTACAAAATGCCAAGTGTAATAAACAGTGGATTGCTGTACAAGAGTCCTACTCTGAATTAATGAACAAAAAAAAATAGAATATCATAAACGGTTCCGTCCCTCATAATATTTTAGATTTTTTCATAATTAAATTTAGAAAACAGTTCCTTCTGTTTTTCTTTTTTCGCCTTTTCTAAAACCGCGATTGCCGATGTAATTTCCGACTCTGATACTACACCATCATTATTGGTATCAATTAATTTATGAAGAATCCTATACTCGTGCGGAACAATACAAAAACGGCTTTCTTCATTAAATAGATAATCAGACAATATCGTGAAAGCGGCGGTTAATCCAATCGCGGTATATATATCACGAGTACCCATCCACGCCATCGAAAAAATAAGCAATTGTTTACTTACCGAATATTTTAAATACTGCTCCGATGATTTACTAAACTGAATGGTAATAAATTTAGAACCAATATTTAACATTATCATCACTACTCCTGCAAAATATTTACTATTGTTTAAATACCATACATGACCGTTTATATAATCAAATAAATGAATAAAGGGACTAAAAAAGTATAGATAATATTTATTTGATTTTTTTTTCATATAATAAACTAACATATTTTTTTTATCTTGTAAAATAATCCAAAGTTTAATACAATTGGTTTCTCTTTAAAAAGGAATTGGTTTGTCTGTATATTTTATCCACCAAATTTTCTTTATAAATACGTAAATTTCTCATATGGGGACGATAATACTTACGAATAAACGGAGTAAAATGTTCTTTAAATTGGGAATTGTAAAAAGCAAAGGAAAATATCACGATAATGAGAAATATGTAGATAAATATATTATTAGACTTCATATAATATATTTACAATATTTTTTACATTTTACAATTAAACTTGGAAATAACTGTTGTTTAACATAGAACCGTGATACGGCTCTACGTAATCAGACTTTCTTGAACTACTATTATAACTTATACTATTTGAATTTTTACCCCTTTTTAGATTATTTTCAATTCCTAAAACATCAAATCCTTCTACAGAGTTTCCAGAGGCATCCCTTCTTCTATGTTTGTTTCCAGAAGCATCTTGTATATTTCCAGAAACATCTTGGTTTCCAGAAGCATCTTGATTTCCAGAAGCATCTTGATTTCCAGATGCACGACGATTTCCAGAAGGATCAAACCCTTCCATATAATTGTATTTATTGAAACAAATGATAATCATTAAAACAAGAACGACTCCTAAAATTTTATTTAAATAACTTGTAATAATTAAAAGAATAATTAGTAACATTCTTCCTAAAACTGTATGTATGAATAAATCAAATAATCGTGTCTGACTTATAACTAAAAAGAATAATAATAATAATGCACCACCTACGTTGTTTTTACTAAATAACTGTGTTTTCATTTATATAAAATAATATTATATAATTATTTCGCGAATTCATATTTTATAGAACATAAATCTAAATCAAATTTTCAGTTCAAATTTTAAATTATTATCTTATTTTTTATTAAGAATGTCTTTAGCAATTTATGCAGCTCCATTTAATGAAATAAATGATAATAATATTATAAATCAAAAAAGACAAACACATAATAAAACTCAGAAAAAATATAACAAAGAGGAATTTGATACAGAAAAAGTAAATAGTGTTTTACAAGCACTTCACGAAAAGCCATATGAAGAAAGCACAAATGACCTAGGAAATTTTGAACCTCTTCCTAAACCGGAATCTTCAGGAGTTCAAAAAACGATTGCTACTGAACAAATGGTAAATCGCCAAACGGATTATCAAACCATGGGTCAAGCGCCACAACCAAACAGCGAAGAAGAATATTTTGATTTAAATAATTTTAATGCTAATTATGGAGATAAAAAACATGTAGACGAATATTATAAAAAATACGTGCCTGATTATACGCGCCCACGCAATCCAAATTCAAATACTTATACCAACACGAATACAACTGATAGTTTCCAGGATGATGTTTTATTGCAAAAATTAAATTACATGATTCATTTGTTGGAAGAAAAACAAGATGAAAAAACCAATAATGTAACAGAAGAGATTGTATTATATTCCTTTTTAGGCATTTTTATTATATTTATTGTAGATTCTTTTGCACGTATTGGAAAATATGTTAGATAGAAACCATGATTTTAATTACAATTAATTCAGAATAAACACCTTTTCGGGTTTAAAGGTTGGATAAGCAAAATTATAAAAAAAATAGGCGGTTGGACTGACAATATAAGGTTTTGTTTTTATTCTTATATTTTCAATAATAGCGTGATTATGCGAAATGTTTTCTATTACGGCAAACCCGAAATAGTGTTTTTCTGACGTTTTCCAAAAACTACACTTGAACCCTTGTACAAATATGCTATGACCAGTATTAATGGATGCAAAACAAGAGAGAATCTCCATATTTTTTTCAATAAAAGAACAAGTTTTTCTATAAAAATAAGCACATATGATTTCGTTTTCCAATAACATCGCATAAATGAAAATATTATTTGTTTTGATTAATTCCATCAAATTAGACGTTTCAGGATAAATAAGAATATCAAAACGATCTCGGTTTTGTTTAATAAAATCGTATAACAAATGAAAATTCTGGAGAGAAATTTCCAATAGCGTATACTGAGGAGGTAAATCAGGCGGTTTTCGCCATTTGGTTACTTGAAACCCGTAGGTAGAAAACACGCACAACGGGACAATTCCTGTTAAATCTTCTTCTCTCTTGAATAAATTCACATGAATGTTATGAATATGTCTTTGGTTATAATAATGTGTTTGAATCATTTGTGGCGCGATTCCCTTCTTCCGATAGTCTTTATCCACACACAAATAATCCACGTAATAAGCATCTAGTTCATTCGTCTGTTTTTCTTTATTTATAATGATATGAATCGGTCTTGAAGTCATCACGCTAATCATTTTTTTGTCTTCGATGGGCGAGCCGTTCTTTAAATCATTCAATAAAACAGTTTCATAATAAAAAGTGAAAAAACACGGATGGTTATGCCCTTTAAAATAAGGAACGATATTTTCTTTTTTAGGTGCAAAGACATTCTGTGCATTCTGTAAATAGTGACTTCTTATTAAATTCGTCATTTTTTCTATTTCTATAGATGTTTTTTCAAAAAGGATAGTTTCAATATTTTTAAAATTGGTATATTTATTTTTTTTGGGTAATTCCATATCAATAATTCCCGGAGGGAAAAAGGCGTAACCTATGTCGTAAACATGAAAGACTGGTTGAATAGACCAAAAGGGGAATTTTATTTTTATGTATGCTATAGTCATAAAAATAAGAAGAATAGGTAAAAGATAGAAAATCATTATTATGGATTGATAAAAAAAGAATCATTCTTTTACTCATTTTTACTCAATCAAAGAAAGCTTAATAATTAAATCTTTGCAAACCTTGGCAATAGCAGTTGTTAGTTTATCAACCCCAGGGATAGGAACATCTGGGATTTCATAAGATACAATAATAAATTGTGCAACTGGGGTCACCTTATTCACAGTAGGTTTAATATCAACCGCTCCAACACTTTTTAAGATGGACGCTAAATTTTCAATATCCTTGGCATTTTCAACATCAGATTGCGTATGAGAAAAAAATACATGTTCAAAGTGTAAATTTAACTTTGTAGCTCCAAGCAATTGAATAGAAGAAACGGTAAACGAACCCTTAGCTTTCTTATTATGGGGCATGCAACTCCACTTAGCAGAACCAAGTTCAGACGCAAAAACGACAACAGTTTCTTTACACATTTATAAATATTGCTAAGAGTATTTTTTTTACAAATAAAATAATTGATGATTTTTATGGTATTTCACTATGTATTTCACTATGTATTTCACTATGTATTTCACTATGTATTTCAATAAGTATTTCAATAATTATTGAAATAATATTCCGACTTGCTGGATTCGAACCAGCGACCTGTTGATACCAATAAAACTACTACAGTCAACCGCTCTACCAACTGAGCTAAAGTCGGACAATATCCGTCAGATAATCTAAGTTGTTATTTAATTGTATTAGAATTTTTGTAAAAATATTAACAATAAATATGTCTGTAAAAGAAACCGTTTTAAACCCTATTGTAGGTACTACTGAATGGAATTATGTTGCCTTAAATAAGGCTGCGTTTGCAAAATTAACAATTTCTTCTATTCTAGGAGCTACAAAGTTACATTTTGTGCATATATTTTTTTCTCCTAAATGGAGTGATGAACAAAATAAAAAGATAATTGCACATTTGGTATCTACATTAAAATCTGTTGCAGTTAATATTAAAGCTAATGTGGTTAAACTCACCGTAGTTGCACAAAGAATTGATGTTAGTTACGATACAGACGTTACTATTGAGGTTGATAAACTAAGTAGTATTACCGAATTTAGTAAAAATTTAATTGAAATACTTTCTATGCCTAAGTAAAAATTCCGAGTTGCTGGATTTGAACCAGCAACCTGTTAATAATATGTATATTGTCTTTAAGTTGTTTTTCTAAAATCTATGGTTTAGTAAAAATATATAAATATTGATGCTCATACCCACAATTTAACAAATCAATCTGCGCTTGAATAATAAACCCGGCATCTCTTGCTCTCGTAATAATGTCCTTTACATCTTCCATGTATAATAAATGCTCTTGTTTGCGTACTTTACCGGTATCAAACTTGAATTTTTCCTGAAATCGTGCAGTATCGGATTCTAATTCAAAATCGGCACTATAATCAAAACGGTCAAATTTGATTTTC